GAAATGCACGAGTTTCGCAATGATATGTTTGAGTCAGTATGCAATAGTCATGCACCGGCTCCTTTTCTTTATACCTTTATCACTGATAATTGGATTGTTGGAAAATCTTTTGAGATTCGTAGTTGCTCTGTCAATTATCTGGTGGAACTCTTGAATTACTTACAGAATGGTCCTTTAAAATATACATTGACTTCTACAACCCAAGTTATTATTGAGTTTACCAAACATGCTCAAAAACGGATTGCCAATATTAATTTTTTTGAAGAATTAATGGAGACGATTTAAATATTATGGACCCTAACAGAAACAAACTAGAAACGATTCTTAATCTCCCTACTAAAAGATTACTTAATGTCTATAGGAAAGAAAGGTTGTTTAGGCCAATGCCGGAACATTGGGTGGCTTCAGTGTGGGAATGTGGATGTCCTTCTTGCACTAGAGCAAGAAATACTCAAGATGAACGACTTAAAATAATAAAAGAAGAACTTGACAAACGAGAACACTTATCAAAGTGACCAAAAATGAACGACCTAATCGAAGCACTCCAAATCCTTGCCAAATATGGAAATCCCACCTTTCCAACTCATTGTGAACACGACGTTTTGTTTATTAGTCCAGAAATTTCTCCTATTCTCGTTTCAGACGAGGATATCAACAAACTAGAAGAATTGGGGTTCTTTGTAAGTGTGGAGTATGGTGAAGAACTATTTAAGTCTTATCGTTTCGGGGGCTGTTGATTATTATGAACAGAACAATTAAAACAAATTAATACACAATCCCCGATGTATTCAACATCGCTGGTCAAGGATTAATTTTACTAAATAGTTGTGTAAGTTAAATGAGTTTTACCCAAGTGTTAAGACGAGGATTTAAATTTAGATTTTATCCAACCAAAGAACAAGAAACCTTGTTGAGACAAACACTAGGGTGTGCTCGTTTTGTCTGGAACTATTTTCTTGACCTAAGACAAAAATCTTGGAAACAAGAAAATAAGTCTTTATCTTATTATGATACAGCAAAACTACTTACACAATTAAAGAAAGAACCGGAATACATCTGGTTAAATGATGTTTCTATTATTCCACTTCGTTATTCAATTTATGATTTAGATGGAACTTATAAAAAGTTTTTTAAAGGTAATTGCGGCTATCCAAATTTCAAAAAGAAATCTGGAAAAAATTCAATAGGTCTTGACACATCCGCTTTTAGGATAAAGGATGGTAAGTTCTTTATTGCTAAAAGTAAACAACCATTAAACATTAGATTTCATATACAACTACCACAAAATCAAGAAATTAGGTTTCTTACTATTTCATTAGAACCTTCTGGAAAATGGTATGTGTCTTTTAATCTTGAAGACCCTTCTATTCAACCTCTACCTGAAAGTCAAAACCAAATTGGAATCGATTTGGGTATTACAACATTTGCTACAACTTCTAATGGAGACAAAATTAAATCTCCAGACCTAAAGAAGGAGTATCAAAAACTCAAGCGTTTACAAAGGAGACTATCCAAAAAGCAAAAGGGTTCTAAAAATAGAAACAAAGCAAGGATTAAATTCGCAAGACAGTATGAAAAAATTACCAACATAAGAAGAAACTTTCATCATCAAGTCTCAAGAAAACTAGTTAACGAAAACCAAGTTATAGTTCTTGAAGACCTAAAAGTAAAAAACATGGTCAAGAACCGCAAATTATCAAGAGCAATTAGTGAACAAGGCTGGTATCAATTTAGGTCTTTTCTGGAATATAAATGTAATTGGTACGGAAGAGAATTAGTTGCTATTAGCCAATGGTATCCTTCTAGTAAAACTTGTTCGTCTTGTGGTTCTATTCAACCTAAAATGCCGTTAAGTGTCCGTGAATGGACTTGTCCTGATTGTGGAACAAAACACGACAGAGACATAAATGCGGCAAAGAATATTTTGGCGGTAGGAACTACCGTGTCTGCCTGTGGAGATAGTGTAAGACCAAAAACTCATAACGAGTTGGCGGCAACTTCGATGAAGCAGGAAACCACAAAATCTTTAGATTAGTGGTAGTTCATTTTTACAAGGTCGGGTACATTTACATGGAAAAACAAATGTTTGCGGTGTATTTCACATTAAAAATAGCCCAGGCCGCAATGAAAAATATGATTGATAGAGGAGTTCAAGTAACCGGGTTAGAATCTCAAAGACTATAAATCTATTTTATAAATATCGTACTCAAACTCTTCTTCATTGTATAATTTTACTCTTTCTATAAAGTGGTTTAAGGTATAATTCTTTCCACAATCATCGGCAATATCATATAAAACACACTTATCCTTTGTATTGGATTTTCTTAAACCCCGACCAATTGTTTGAAGAACTCTGATTTTTCCTTTACTTGGAAAACCAAAGATAATGTTGTTTAGGTTTTTAATTGAAACTCCAGTGCTGAAAACTCCATACGATGCGATTATTATTGCATTATTTTCCCTTTCAACAATTTCTCTAACGGCTTCTCTTTCTTTGGCATCAACACCACCATGAACAAAGAATACCTTTCTTCCATCAGCGGCCTTTTCTTTGATTAAATCATAAAGAACTTCTCCATGAGTTTCTACCCTTGAAAAGATCAAAAGGGTATTTCCTTTTAGACTTAATGCAAGATTTCGTAGGTAATTATTCCTATTCTCGTTGGTAATTAAGTACTGAACCTCGTCTTCATAAGTAAAGAATTTTTGTTCTTTATGTTTTAGAACTAGGCACTTGATATCTAATTGGGCCGCTCTTCCTTTTTCTATTAGTTCTTTGGTGTTAATTGCCTTATATGATTGACCAAAAAGCCCCGTAATCGTAAGTTCATTAACTGCCTTTCCGTCATCATTATTACTCAGAGTTCCTGTAAAACCGAAACGGTATTTTACATTATGGGCGTTTTTCATAATGTTGATCAGGCTCTTAGATTTTACACCATGGCACTCATCAACCATAATTACGTCATAATCGTCATAGAATGACTTTGGGTTATCGCTTATACTTTGCCAGGTAGAAAAAGTAACGGGCATGTCGGTTTTATGATTTTGACCAGCATAAATCATATGAATATTTTCTTCTGAGTCGTACCCATAATCTGCCCAGTCTTTATACATCTGATGAATCAGGCTAGTAGTCGGGAACACGCAAAGAATCCTTAACCCTTTCATTAGGTAATACTTTGAGATACAGTAAATCATAAAAGACTTACCAGAAGAAGTTGCAGACAGAACTGTTTTACGATTATATCTCAGGCACTCATAAACAGTATCAATCTGGTAGTCATAAGGATCTAGACCAGATTTTTTACCAATGGCCTTAACGAACTCAGAAACACCTTCTTTGGTTATTTCTTCATTGATTTCAAAAGGACACCCGTAGAATTTGCTATTTCTGAACTCATAAGAATACCCATAGGCCTTTATTTTGGCGATTACCTTATCTAGCAATCCCGCATAAATTTCACCGGTTGTTTTTGATAGTAAACAGATTTGTCCATTCCATCCGCCTCTTTTATAGGCCGGAGAAAATTTGGCCCCAGGCACCTCAAAGGTAAAGTAAGGAGCCAGTTCATAAAGAACATGTGGCTCACAGACTAGTTTAATGAATACTTCGTTCTTCTTTTCAATAATTACATCAGACATTTACTGACCTGCGCGGAATTTACTCCACTCGATGCTATCTCGGATTTGGAATGATCTATTGTGAATCATCTTCAAGATATCAGTGAGATATCCCATAACATGAGAACAATAATCAACCCTGGCTTTTAGTTTTAATAGGTCCTCATCAGAATTTAGGTAAATCGGAACGTCGCTTTTTAGTATTTTATGAGGCCATGGTTTTTCATCATATACTTTTGGATCGGCCTTCCCCAAATAATAGAGAGTCTTTTCGGCATATAAGTTATTATACTTGGTTTCAAATTCTTTTTTTAGCTCATAAAATCTGTTTTGGATCTCATGATATTTGCTGTGAAGCATAGGAATTCTAAGAGCCTCTTCATGTAGATTATCCGGATCTATTTCTGAATCCTCTTTCCACATGGCCTCAATTTCATTTAGTTTCATAAATCTAGAGTAACGACTGTCGTTTATTTAGCATCGCGGAGGAATGCGTAAGTATTTATTTTACTAAATAGTAATGTATTCACTGAGTGAAAAATTTTGAGAAGTTATTCTGCCAAACT